CAAGACACACAGAGGAGGATGCAACCAAGTGTCTTGGAGACCTTGTAGGTCTACACAGGGAATAGGGGGAACATTCAAAGCTCTATGTATCTTGGTAATTATACTACCGAAGAAACGGTTGTGGGGGGAGGCTGTCCGCCATCGCTGCCCATTGCTCAACCTGAGTTCCTTGAGTCCGTCAGCCCAAGAAGTTTACACTTCTCGTATACTTGTACCTAATTATTCGTCTTCTTCAAAAAGCTCCTTTGGAGTGTCTGATTCTGGGTAGTCTCTTTCCTTGACCTTCAACATCCTTATGATGTAATCTGTTACCTCTAAGGTTGTTATGTCATCCAGCAAGAATTGTTCCCAAGCCTCTATAAACTCATCTACTGCTTTTACCAAGGAGTTTGGGAGATCCATGAGGTTTTCTCCCTTTCATTAGTTCCTAACGTGTGGTCTAAGAAATTATCTAGGTCTTTTTGGAGTTTATCTTGGTGATGACTTTTGATTGCATCATCTACATCTCTGGACATTTGATCCACCCAATACTGCACAGCCATTGCTAGGACATCTAGGCGGTCATCATGTGCCAGTGAACCTCTGTCTCGTGTCAGTCTTGTCATTTGATAGAACAACTGATACTTCAGGGCTTTCTCTGGTGGGAGATGTTTGGTAGAATTGTAATCTGAATGGATGAGTTTTTCATCTACAATCAGCTTATGCCTATTCATTACGGGTTCAAGAACATCCAAGATTCTCTTTTCTTTCTGGATGCTATGTCTCACCTCGGTGATAGTGACCCTGTGGATCTTGGAGAGGATGGGCTTGAGGAGTGCTGTGAACATACCGTCACCGAAGTTACTCTCAACGATAATCTCATTGACTGAGTGTTCTTTCGCTATTACCGATAATGACTTCAGGGTTTCATCGGAGTATCCTCCAGGCAACCCGCCAGCAGCCACTACAAACAGTTGAGAGTTCAACATCTTCACTACAGCGTATGCAGTTTCATCTGCACCTCGACCTGAAGGGTCTATCGCCATCACCGAACCTTGATACTTTAAGAACTCTCCTGAAGTACCCATCGGCATATAGAAGCGGTCTCCTCCAAAACCAACACAAGGTAAGTCCTTGTAGGTGTATTCAGGAGTACCAGCCCAGACAATTTTCTCTGGGGCTTGCTCTTGGTCAAGACGCATCACGATGAGGTCTGACAGTCTCAGTGGATATCTTTGAGAATCACTGAGGGTTGTGTCGAGCATGAACTGAAGGGCGAACCCAGAGCGTCCATAGGAAGCCTCACGTTCCATCAGGTCGAACTCATTGAATCTTTTGGGGTCTATCGCCTTGCCAACCTCAAGGTCTATCTCGTAGATCATAGGAGCTAACTGAGAGCCATATCCTGTTATCTGTTTTTCTGTAGGTTTACGGGCTGGCCAAATGCGTGTGTCATAGCCACGCTCAGGGAGTTCGTTGTAGAGACTTTGCTCAGTTTGAGGAGTACCAAGATAGATGATGTGACCTTCTGGTTTCAACACAGCATCAAACTCTTGGACTTGCATCGCTAGTTTGTCACGCATCATTTGGGTTGCTGAATTGTTTAGAGATTCAACGTCATCTGCAATGATGAGATCAGCACGACTCCCTGTAATCTGTGAGGTAATCCCTTTGGAAGTCACAGAGGGTGCGTGGGCTGCGGGGGCGGGAGCTACATCAAAGGCAATTTTAGAGTTCCTTTGGTTGTCTCCAGGCTTCAAGTGCTGGAGAATTTCCATCTCAGCAATCAGTCGAAGCGTGAAGGTGCTGAAATCATCAGCTCGTTGCTTACTTGCAGATACTACAAGAATGTTTTTAGTGGGATGCAGTAAGAGTTGGTGACATACAAATGCAGAGGTGATCCAAGACTTTCCGACACCTCTAAATGCCATGACACATCGCCTCTTTGGGCCACTCTGAATGTACTCTGCAATGTCATACTGAACAGGTGTTGGTGCAGGTAAACCGAGGTGCTCCCAAGCAAGAAACAGGAAATTCCTGAAGTCTTGTAGTCTGGGGTCTATGTCACTCATGTTTGCCTTCCTAAGCCCGTACAGGCTCTCTCAGAGGTTTTGAGGTTTATTGGGTAGTTCCACCCGATGAAAACTTATTGTTGTTGAGAGAGCCTCTATGGGCTTCTATTAAGCTGATTCAGAAATGTCTTGTTCTGGGTCAAAAGGCAACACCTTCGCAAGATTCAGTAGAGGTTCAGATTGATTTGTGTTGGCATCTATTCCATTATCTCTAAGGAATTGACGGGCAACATTTAGGTCTCCTGAAGTGGCATCTCCACTACTTACTCTATTCAGGAGTTCTCTTGCTATTGCATCGTGGAGATCAGCTAGTTCTTTCTTTTCCATCAATACTCTTTCTTTTTCTTTTTCTTCGCTATTTTGAGGCTGGACATTCGGCCTTTCCTAGAGCGTGAACGTGAGCCTGGCTTACCTTTTCGTGATGTTCTTGTTGTAGTTGCTGGGGAATCGCCTTTGGGCATAATAATATCTCCTTAAAGATTATTTCTTTTTACGTTTCTTACGTTTCTTCTTCTTCTTCTTCTCGTCTTCTTTTTTCTGAGCAATCATCAGGCTTTGCAGACTCCTGGTGTCTCTGGCTCGTGGGCCACCTGTCGTACCAAAACTAGGGGTAGCACCTTTCGTACCCTTGCGGGCAGCTCTGGACGTTGTTGTTGGACTATCACCTTTAGGCATAATAATATCTCCTTCTTAAAAGTTTATGCACCTAATCTTATCTCTACAGTACTAGTACCAGAGGTTACTTGAACCGCCCCACGAATCTCTGGAAACAATGATAAATCTTCTGCTGCTGCCCCAGTTGTTCCTCCTCCACCACTTGTACTAAGAGACTTAGATGATCCATCAATAGTTTTCCACGCAAACGCATCGCTAAGTCTCCCTACAAGCGTGAAAGTTCCACTGAAACTCCCAGAAGCAGTTACTTGATATTGAACGATGCCTCTAGCTTCTTTTGCCATGTTGATGTGGAAGGTGTCACCCTGATTAGCTCCTGATGATACAGACTCGCCATCCATAAGATGTATAATTTTCATTGGGATACTCCTCTAGTTAGCATCCGATTTGAATATCACAAACTGCTGTTGAAACAGTTGCGAGTGTCATTACACCACGCATCTCTGGATACAGCGAGATATCTTCTTTAGATGTGGTGGTATCCGATGTGTGTGCTGAAGTTGAATCTGCAACATCAACCCAACCTAAATCTGAACCAAGTCTACCTTGCATCTTGAATGTGACAGTGCCATAATCAGCTCCGCTTGCAGTTTTATACATGACGATTCCTCGGATTGTTTTAGGCATATTCACCGTTACTGAGGAACTGTTTGTTGTTGTGGTGGTAACGGCAGCCGTTACAACTCTTTTAGTAATCATTTTATGTACTCCATTTATGTTCTTAGCCATTGAAACAGCATGGAAACAGAAGCTCCAATGGCTGCGGATGCTCCCATCAGCCAACTACGGCTGTTCTCTAGGGTTCTTACTCTTATATCTATACGTTCTAGTTGTTCATCGTGAACGGCTTGACGGGTTATCAAGGAATCGACTTTACCTTCAAGCCTTCCCAGAGCCAGCAGGAGTTCTTCGTTCATGGTTATCCCGCAATCTCTGTTACGGAGATGTTAGACATCATTCGTTCGTTGGATGTAGTATCCGAATCAGCTTCGGTTCGATTAGTATACACATTGGTTGTAGTATTGTAATCATTTCTCGCAGCCAGCGTGTATGTTATTGCGCTGGTAGATGCGGGGGCATCAAAGTAGCGTATATGACATGAATCAGGCGTTGAACCCGAACTATCAAAAGAACCCATTATCCCTGAAATACCAACAAGTCTATTTCCAGCAGCAGTTGCTTTAAGTTCGTCTGAGTCTCTTTTGAGAAAGAATAATGTGTTGTAAGCATTTACGAGATCATCTCCTACCTCGCCATTCCACATAACCTCAATTAGAATTTTGCTTGATGTGGACTTGGGAGTAATCGCTACCTGCATTGAAGCAACATTTGTCGTGGTGGCTTGGGAAACTGTGGTGTCGTTAGTAGTATCCGTCTGGTAATACTGGACTTGCACAATCGAGCCTGGAACATAAAGAACACTTGAAGCACCACCTGTGATATTACCAGTAACATCCAGAGTACCTGCAATAACTGTATTCCCTGTAGCAGATGCAACAGTCATCTTATCGGTATTGACCGCAAGATCATTAGAGATATCAGTAGTTCCAGTACCCTCGGTGATAACTTTAACACCGCCAGCAGTAGAACCATCATGTATTCTTAAAGTCTTATCATCGGATACATAAGTGAGTTCACCTACTGCTCCTGTAAAAGAGCCGTGGGCTGTATCGTCACCACGCCTGAGTTGTACTTGTTTAGCCATTTATAGACTCCTGTGTTTATTTTTTATAGTATTTCTATTGCGTATATTTTAGAGTAATTTATTGAAGGGTAACAGCCAACTGTTTGGGGATTATACTTTGCAACAACCC